GCTTTGTCCCTCTCCGGGCCAAAATTTGTCAAAAAATCCCCGGAAAATCTTAAGAAATAGGAGGAAACAGATGAAGAAAGCAGACTGGCGCCGTGAAATCATCAAAAAGTGCGAATCAGTCGGCACTTTTCGGAATGAGTTTCTTCCGGCGATCAACACGCTGGCGGATATTCTCGAGGAAAGAGATAGGGTCCGCAAGCAGTACATAAAAGAAGGCTCGCAGCCACTGATTGAAAAGACCTCCGACCGCGGCGCGGTGAATAAAGTCAAAAACCCTCTCTTATCGACCTGGCAGGATCTGAACCGAGACGCGCTCAGCTACTGGCGAGATCTCGGTCTCACTCCGGCCGGTCTCAAAAAATTGGATGACGATGCAATGAAGCCGAAGAAGCAGTCCTCACTCGCGGATCTTCTGAATGGCTGAAAAGAAAAGCTGGAAACAGGCCGCCGTCCGTTACGCTGAGCAGGTGGTCGCCGGTGAGATTCTATCCGGAAACAATGTTCGCGAGTGCAAAAGGTTTCTGGAGGATCTCAAAAGAGACGACATCGAGCTGCGGCCAAAAGATCCGGACTTCGTGATCAACGTTATCCAGAAGTTCATGGTACATAAGCAAGGCGAAGATCTCGCGGGCAACCCGCTGATGAACTCGCCTTTTATTCTGCAGCCGTGGCAGGTGTTCGTGGTCTACAACCTCGTGGGATGGTACTGGACCGGAACGAACCGGAGACGCTTCACCGAGGCGTTCATATTTGTCCCCCGGAAGAACGGAAAGACCATGTTCGCGGCCGCGCTTGCGTTTGGTCTCGGAATCCTTGAAAGGAAGTCCGGCTCTCGCGTACTCATCGCGGCGGCGGCGCTCAAACAGGCCATGGAGTCGTTCAACGATCTGCTATATACGGCGCGGTTCCGCGGACTGGACAAGGAAGACATCTGCACGATTCATGACAACAACATGGAGCACAGCATCGAGCTGACCTTCACCGACGAAGACGACAAGCCGAACGGTTCCCTCCGAATCGAGGCTCTGGCATCCAATCCGGACGCGCAGGACTCGTTCAACTGCAACATCGCAATTCTGGACGAGATCCACGCGTTCAGGAAACCGGCGCAATACAACCGCTTTAAGGAAGCACAGAAGGCGTACACGAACAAGCTGACAATCGGCATCACGACAGCCGGAGACAACGCCAACAGCTTCGGATATAGGCGCTTGGAATACGCGGAAAAGGTCCTGGATGAAACGGTCAAAGACGACACGCTCTTCTGTTTTGTTTCTCACGCTGAAAAGGCTGAGAACGGAGATGTGGACTATACAGATCCGCGCCAGCACCAGCTGGCTAATCCATCTTACGGAGTGACGATCCGGCCGGAGGATATCATGGCGGACGCACAGCAGGCGCTCAACGATCCGCAGCAGCGGAAGGATTTCCTTAGTAGATCGTTGAATATTTACACGACCGCGCTGAAGTCGTGGTTCGACATCAATGAGTTCCGGAGATCAGATGACCGATACAACTGGACGCTGCAGGAACTGGCGAGACTGCCGGTGAAATGGTACGGAGGCGTGGACCTTTCCAGAATGTACGACCTCACGGCCGCGTGCCTTTATGGTCACTATGATGCCGAGGACGTGGACATCGTCATCACGCATGCTTTTTTCCCGATCACCATGGCAGCGCGGAAGGCAGACGAGGACAACATTCCGCTGTTCGGCTGGCAGGACGACGGTTGGCTGACGATGTGCAACAACCCGACGATCAACGCCTCGGATGTTGTCGACTGGTTTCTCCAGATGCGAGCAATGGGCTTCAAGATCCAGGAAGTCGGACACGACCGGAAGTTCGCCAGGGAATACTACACCGAGATGAAAACGCAGAAGTTCAGGGTCGTGGATCAACCACAGTACTTTTACGTGAAGAGTGAAGGCTTCAGACACATCGAGAAGGCTGCAAAGGACGGGAAATTGTATTACTTGCACTCGGATGCTTATGAGTACTGCGTCCAGAACGTTCACGCGATCGAAAAAACAGACGACATGGTCCAGTACGAAAAAGTCGAACCGCAGAGCAGGATCGACTTGTTCGACGCGTCAGTGTTCGCCTGTGTCAGATATCTATCCAATATGGAGCGCCAGCGGAAGGCAGCGGAATGGTGGGATTAAGAGATGAGAAAAAGAAAGAAGAATAACAGGAACGCAGGATCTGCAGGAGCGCTGCCGAAGCTGAGCAGCGGCGTGGCTTTTCTCTGCAGTCAGGAATCTTATGACATGCTGTGCACGGAAAGCTACACGCGGCTGGACAGAGTGCCGGCCATCGTGACAGCGTGTCGGAAAATTGCCGAAGTCATTGGAATGATGACCATTTATCTGATGGAAAACACCGACGATGGAGATGTCCGGATACAGAACGAGCTGAGCCGGAAGATTGACATCGATCCGTGCTCAACCATGACCCGGTCGCAGTTTATCGAGTACATCGTGATGAACATGCTTCTGTACGGCAAAGGAAACGCCATCGTCCGGGTGAAGACACGAGCCGGACTTCTGAGAGATCTGCAGCCGATTCCGCCTGGACGGTGGGAGCTGATCCCGGACGTCACCGGATACAACTACACAGTGAATATCGACGGCGTGAATTACGATCCGGATGAAGTGCTTCATTTCGTTTACAATCCGGATAAAAACTATCCATGGCGCGGACAAGGCGTGACCGTTTCACTTCGGGATCTCGCTGAGTGTTTAGGGCAGGCACAGAAGACGGAGAAAGGCTTCATGGCTTCGGAATGGAAGCCGAGCATCATTGTCAAGGCAGACGGTCTGGTCGATCAGTTCGCAACAAAAGACGGACGGTCCAAGCTGATCCAGGAATATCTCGAGACCAGCCGCGTCGGCGAGCCCTGGGTGATCCCGGCGGAACAGCTGAGCATCGAGCAGGTGCGGCCGCTTAGCTTGTCAGACATCGCGCTGAATGAGAACGTTGAGATGGACACGCGGAAGGTCGCGGCGCTTCTGGGAGTGCCGGCATTCCTTCTCGGTGTAGGCGAATACAACCAGAAGGAATGGAATAACTTCGTTCAGACGAAGATCAGGAGCTTCGTGCTCTATCTGCAGCAGCAGATGACCAGGCGGCTCATAATGTCGCCGAAGTGGTACCTGCGCTTTAATTTCCTGTCGGTCATGGATTATGACCTGACAACCATCGCACAGGTGTTCACAGCGCTGCAGGATCGCGGAGACGTGACCGGAAACGAAGTCAGAGACAGGATCGGACTCAGTCCGAAAGAGGGACTGGACGAACTGAAACTGCTGGAGAACTACATCCCCGCCGATATGAGCGGCAACCAGAAGAAGCTGATCCAGGAAGGAGACGAATGACATGAAAGACAACTGCAGACTGATGCGGACCATTGAGTCCGCTTTTTCTACGCGGGAAACATCGAGCGAAGGAAGCAACCCGGAAGAAACTGAAAAGCGCATCGAGGGTTACTTCGCGGTGTTCGATGGAACATACGAGATAGCGCCAGGGCTTACAGAATCGGTCGCTCCGGAAGCGTTTGACGAAACGCTCACCGGCGACATCCGAGCACTGACCGACCACGACACGACGCTGGTCCTCGGCAGAACCGCAGCTCATACGCTTGAGCTTAGAACGGACTCACACGGCTTATGGGGTTCCGTGCTGATCAATCCGAACGATCAGGACGCGATGAACCTGTACGCAAGAGTTCAGCGGGGCGACGTGAACCAGTGCAGCTTCGGATTCGACATTTTGGACGAGGACGCCGAGGTCCGCGAGAATGGCGACATCCACTGGACGATCAGAAAAGTAAAGCTCTATGAGGTCTCTGTGTGCACGTTCCCGGCCTATGAGACAACCGATGTTTCCGCAAGAAGCAACGAGGCAAAGGAGATCCGGAAGAAGACCTTCGACGCCTGGAAGCTGAGACAGCAGGAAGCACACGGCTGGCTGAAGAAAGGAGAAACAGATGGCAAAGCTGAAGACTCTGCTGCTCCGGAAGAAGATTGACGACGCTAA